TAGGGGTAGGATTAAGGATGCCTATCAGGCAGCATTTGCTCATAGAGATTTTGTTAAGAATAATAGAGATTGTCCTGTAGGTAGTAAAGAGTATAAGAATATTGATTATGCTGCTCAGAGGTATAGAAAGACACCATTAGTTTCTAAGATATTGGCACAGAGTGAGATACCTCTGTATCTGATGTATCAAGGGTATAGGTATGCTGCTGTAGAAACCTTAGCTGAAGAGATGAGAACAGCTAAGCTGAGCAAGGATAGGATCAGTGCTGCTGATAGGTTATTAGTACATCTTAAGCCACCTGAGGGGATAGATATTAATGTTAAGGTGGGTAATGGGACTGATACTAGGGATAGTATCGTTAGCACCTATGAGAGAGCTATGGCACAATTAGTTGAGCAACAGAGAGCTTTGATTATGAATGGTGGAGATATTAAGCAGATAGCAAATGCTAAGATCGTTGAAGCTGATATTCTTGACGATAGTCAAGCTGACATAGTTGAAGAGTCTTTATCTGCCACTGAGGGAGACCTAGTACCAGACACTGAAACTAGGGAGTAACGTTAGGAGACATAGTTACCATTAGTTACCATTAGCTTCAGTGAATGTCCATCTGTGTCTGTAGATGTTTCTCCCTAGTTTCAATGACAGACAAACTTATAGGTTTAAAGTCATTTAGAGCCTCTCTGAGAGCAATTAGGGAGAAAAGGTATAATTAGCTTCTGAGACTGAGATCGTTGCTCTATGAGGCTCTAAATGAGTGTATGAGGGTTTCCTACGAGGATACGTAGTATCTGAACATATCTCCCATTAGCTTCTAATTTGAAATCTGTTACTTCTCTTATTACTATATATAGAACATAAACTGCAAAATATGCTCTAAATGCGTAGAGATAGCTAACTTAGAGGTAGTTTGCTATTTGCACGTGGAGACTAATAAGAGAGGTTATATTTGCATTTGGAGACTAATATGGTATAATTGCAAGATAAGACTAATATAACTTGTAGAGAAAAGGAGAAACAGATGTCAGTACAAGTAGAGAAACACACGTTAGTATCGAGGTTTGATGCTGAAACTAATGAGATGATTGCTCAAGATGAGTTTATACTTCGTAAGAAGAATATGAAGGCTAAGGGATATAACTTAGTATATATGCAGGAGCTAATGGAGACTGCTCTATTATGTAAGAGTATAGAGCAATGGTACATAGTTATGGATCTGCTTACTAATGTGGTTAAACAGGACTTCAAGCTTAATATTACATATAAAGAGATAGCTAAGACGTATAACGTATCAGAAACAATAGCTAATAGGATAATAGGCTTTATGAAGAAAGGTTGTATAATCAAGGGCAATAGAGGAATATATGATGTCAATCCTTTCTTAGTAATACCGAAGGGAGCTAAAGATGATATAGTTACTCTAAAACAAATAAGATGGGGAAATGATGATGGCAAAGTCTATGGATCAGTATCTGAATGAGGTAGATTATAGCTTCAAGGACTATGTACCTAGTAAAGAAGCTTTAACTATCGTGAACTTTATTAAAGAGGTTAATAATGGTATGGAGGAGAATACTACTCCTCTAGTTCATCTTAGGATGCTAGATACCATTCTGAATAAGACACCTAGAGATATACTTGTATGTCATCGTGGTGCTGCTAAGAGTAGCCTTATTGAGTACATAATTCTCTATGCTGCTGCATTTGGTAAGATACCAGGTTTTGGTAAAGTATCATTTATTATGTATGTATCTGATAGCATAGTTAATGGGGTAAAGACCCTTAGAAAGAATATTCAGTTCAAGTATGACAATAGTCCTTTCTTACAGAAACTGATACCTAATAAGAGCCTTAGATTAGGTGTAGAGAATGGTGGAAGTGTAGGAGAAGAGAACTGGGATGATAATGCTGGTGGTAGAAAGTTCACAGATATAAGATTAGAGTTTCAGAATGTAGCTGGAGATAGGCTAGTAGTTAGAGGATATGGTGTAGGTACTGGAGTGAGAGGTACTAGGGAATTAGGTCAAAGACCTAATGTAGCCTTCTTAGATGACATTATGAGCGATGAAGATGCTAGGAGTGAGACTACTATCAAGAACATAGAGGATATAGTTTATAAGGCTGTATCTAAGGCTCTACATCCTACTAATCAGAAGATAGTATGGGTAGGAACTCCATTTAACGCTAAAGATCCTCTGTATAAGGCTATTGAGAGTGGTAGCTGGAAGGTTACAGCTATACCTGTATGTGAGAAGTTCCCTTGCACTAAAGAGGAGTTTAAAGGTAGCTGGGAAGATAGATTCCCTTATGAGTATGTGCTAAGAGAATATCAAGAAGCTGAAGCTATGAAAAGACCAGAGAACTTCAATCAGGAGCTTATGCTAAGAGTTACTTCTGACGAAGATAAGCTACTAAATGATGATGATACTAAGTGGTTTGACGAGAAAGAAGTGTTTAAGAACAAGTTTAGCTACAACTTCTACATAACTACAGACTTAGCAACGACAGTTAAGGATAGTAGTGATTACAGTGTGATCACAGTATGGGCTGTTAATAGTCAGAAGCAGTATATGGCAGTAGATGGCTTCTGTGATAAGGTAGAGGTTAGTAAGTTCATTAAAGAGCTATTTAGGCTATGTCAGAAGTATAGTCCTCTGAGTGTAGGTATAGAAGCTACAGGACAGCAAGCAGGGTTCATTAGCTGGATCAGAGACGAGATGGTTAAGAAGAACATTTACTTCAACTTAGCTAGCTCAAACAATGGTGGTAGAGAAGGTATTAGACCTGTAGGAGATAAGTTCTCTAGGTTCTTGTTATTTGTGCCTAATTTCAAGCAAGGAAATGTTTGGGTAGCTAATAGGATGAAGGATATGGCTTGGGGTAAAGAGTTCATTGATGAGGCTTCTAAGGCTTCTAAAATGGGTTTTAAGAGCAGACACGATGATGTGTTAGATACTATCTCTATGCTACAGATGATGGACATATATGCCCCGAGTGAAGCAGCTAGATCACTAGATGCTGATGAACAGCTTTTCTACGAGGATTATGATACTCTTAGCAAATATGGATCAAATACAATCTTTTGAAAGGATATGAATGCAGATAGACAAAGTGTTGAGTGATATACAAGATCATCTAATGGTTAATATCTCGGCTTACGCAGGTAAGCCTATGAGCAGTGAAGGACTGATACCTGTAGTTAATCAAGCTCTTAATGAGATATATGCAGAGTTTAACTTAGGTACAGATCAAGCTATCATAGCAGTACCTAGTGATAGCAGAGTATTTAGCTTAGAGCTGAATATGGATGATAACTTTACGTATGATGTGAATGGTGTAGCTACTAAGAGATTAGCTAAAGATAGCAATGTCATACTAGCTACTACAAAGAGTATCAGAGAAGCTGAGAAGGCTAAGGATAAGCCTAACGAAGTTTTAGATACAATAGTTGCTGATTATGGTTTAAGGAGATAGTATGATAAGATCAGTTCAAAGTGAAGAAGTCTTAGAGATACTAGATGTTACTGATAGTAAGCAGAGAGAGTATATCTTAAATGCTAAGAATGCCTTTCTAATTGATCCTAAGACCATATACTTACCAAATAATAAAGAGGGAGATATTCTATATGTTAAGTATAGGAAAATAGCTCCTGAATTAGTCTCCACAACAGATAATGTAGGATCTACAGAGTTTCCTTTGCCAAACCAACTGCTTAGATTACTATATGCTTTAGTTGCTTTAAAGGTTGTCAGAAGCATAGATGGGTTCAAGCAACTAGAAGGACCTATAGTTAATAACTATGTTAGAGAACTAGAAGAAGCCAAACAGCATTCTTGGGCATTAGATCAAGATATGCTATCTACACTAGAAACTAAGAAAGGATTTTACTAATAATGCCAGCTATAGGTTTACCAGGTACTCCTGGTGGTTCAGTATTAGCCCCTATTGGGACAGGATCAGGTTCTTCTACACCTGAGATCAAAGTTGTGAAATATGAGATACCTACAGAACTTACTAATTTCACTAATCACTTAACTGAGATACTAAGAGTTAATAATAGTATCAATAGTATAGATACAGTAGCAGGAGCTATGACAAGTATAGATAATGTCTTAGCTAAAGTTAATGTTATCGAGAAAGTATCTAACTCAGTTGATAACATAGATACTCTAGCTACTATGAAAGATACTATGGTAACTCTTAAGGATAATCTACAGGTACTAAAAGATACTCTAGATCAAATACCACTACTTACAGAGATCAAGAACAAGAAAGAGGTATTAGACGTTATCTATGCCTTTAGAGAGTCATTTGTAAATTGTAGTGAAGATGAAGAGATATTCAGGACACTATATAACAATCTAGATCAAATTAAGGGTGTATATGCAGACATATCTAACATAGATATTGTATATAAGCATCTATTAGCTATTGAGATAGTTGCTAGAGGTATAAAGATACTAGAAGTCTTTACAGCCAACCTAGAGACTTATAAGTCATTACTAGAGATGAAAGATGACCTAAAGGTTATCGTAGCCAATATGGCAGATGTTACTAAGGCTATTGAGGTTTATAAAGACCTACCTAATAAGATAGCTGAGTTCAAGAGTGATCTAGAGAATACCATAGCTCAAGCTAATAAAGCTATCGAAGACAAAGCTAACGATATGCTAGGACAAATAGCTCACGCTCTATTGCCATTAGAGAATGCTCTAATGAAGATGCAGGTGGATATGTCTAACTTTAAGCTAGATGTGAATACTAAGCTTACTGAAATGGCAAATAGCTTTAGTGAGAAGTTATTGGCTCTTAAGACAGAGAAAGACAAAGAGCTAGAAGCTATCAAAGCTGAGATGCTTCATATCAAAGAGACTTACATAGGTCATCAGATAGTTAATACTATAACTACAACTAATACTGAGACTACAAACGTTACTAAGGATGTTAAAGCTACAGCAACTAACACTATCACTGAAACTAAGAACACTACAGCTACAATTAATGGAGATATCAAAGCTGATATAGTAGCTAACGTAACTGGTCAAGGTGGAGGAGCTACATCTACACCAACACCTCACGAAGATGAAGGTAATGGAGCAGAGATATGATCAAATATCAAGTATATACAGCTAAAGATAAGCAAGTAATTCTCCCTGAAGGGGAGATTACTAAAGCTATTTGGGATAGTAAGAAGAGTGAGTTAGATACTTATAGGACTACACAGACTAATAAGATACTAACTGATCTAAGAGCTAGGACTAAGAAGGATAGCAAGAATGATCATAGAGCTATCTTTATGGATTTAACTAATGGTGTGATCATCTGGGCTAGATTACTAGCAGGAGATACTCTAACTAATCCTAAAGTAGCTACAGAGTATTTCTACCTTAGAACACCTGCTGGTAATACAGAAGTTAACTTCACAGAGCTATTCTCTAAGTGGGAGATACCTAATGGTAATGAAGAGGTAGATAAGGTCATTAAAGCCTTATTTGAGAAGTATAAAGAGCTTCAGAAGGCTGAATTAGCTGGTAAGACCATAGATCAAGTAGCACTCAAAGATGAGCTAGTCAAACTTATTAAGAAGTATGTGGATGCTAAGATAGCTGAGATACCTTCTACAGGAGGTACTCCAGCACCTGTAAGTAAAGAGACTATTATCAATATCCTAAAAGATGTAGCTGATCCAGATCATCCAGATGCTGGTAGCGTACTCGTGCAACTATTAGTAGAACATTTAACAGGGTCTGATCCTCATATTGGAGGTTTACTGACAGAAAATGATGGCTCTAAGCCATTCCAGTATTTTCTAAAACTCTACAATCTATATGGAGCAGAAGCTACTGGAGATATGTTTATGAATGCTATTAACGGTGGTTCTTATGAGGTTGTATGTGGTGTTAATAGACACGGAGATGCTATGATACAGAACCTTGATATCCTAGATCTTAATGCTGAGGGAAAAGACTCTGATACCCCATTAACACCTACAGAGATATTTGTAGATAAAGAGAACACAGTTACTAAGAACTTACCTCCTGAATACTCTCTAATGGTTTATAGGAGTGTAAAGTATGCTAAAGAAGTTAGATCAAGTGACATCGAAACTGAAGAGCATTATATAAATGGTAAAGGACAACCTGAAGATACCTATGTGCCTAGCAAAGTTAGAACTATAGGTGTAGAGAATGTACTTAAACACTTTGCTGATAATGTATGCCCTTCGCTATATTTAGAGAAACAAGCTAATGGGTCATATAGCATAGGTAATGAAGCTACAGCTAACCTATTCAAGAAATACATAGCTTTCTTAGGTACTGATGGTAAGCTACCAGATAGTATCCTACCAACTTCAGTTAGCACTATCACGAATAACCTTATAGACAATACTAAGCCTTCAGAACCTGTTATTAAAGAGACTATCCTAAAGAACTCTATGTATAAGCTAGGTATGTTGCCTAATGCAGATAAGTATCAAGAGTATAATGATGATGGTATTATCTCTACTCTAGGTACATATAGAAACTTCGTAGTTACTCTAACTAGGCAAGTAGAGACTTTCGTAATAGCTACTAATAATATACCAACTCAGTATCGTAGAGATAATATGTGGTTTGAAGGTACTATCATAGTTAAAGGAGCTAAATTTATTAAGAGTTGGGGAAATATGTTTGTTTGGAGAGAGGGAGTACCAACAGATCTAGGAGATATGGAAGTATTTGCCTATGTTCTTAATCCTCTAGATAATAAGATATACATAGGTAGGGTATAGTTATGAACAGCTCTATGTTAAAAGTAACTAGCAAGGAGAAACTACCTTGCTTAGTTATTAGAGATACTATAAGAGGAGAGATATTTCCTCAAGGGGCTATAACTAAAGACATCATTATGTTTGAAAATCCTCAAGAAGAGCTAGATATTATTGATCCTCCAGAGATTACCTATAATGGCTCTACAAAGCCTAATACTAAGGTAGAGATGCTCTCTGAGACTGGAGAAGTGTTAGCCACAACTACTTCAAATAGTGAGGGTAAATACTCATTTAAACCTAGTAACCCATTAATTCCAAATGTAACTAAGATCAAGTACAGATATACATACTCAGATGGTACTCCTATGAAGATAACTGAACTAGAAATAGGTTACAAGAAGGATTATTCTAATCTACCTATTGTTGCAGGTATGAAGGATACAAATTTAACTTATACGCTAAAGCAGAAGTATGTTGCAGGAGATAAGATTACTATTACTTTAGGTAATGACCCTACTATTAAGAAAGAGTATATTCTTACTGCTGAAGATATTACTAATGGTAAAGCAATAGTTAAGTTTCCTGTATACAAAGGAGTAAATAACTTTATTCAGACTAAGCTAGAGCATTTAGCAGATCATACAGTTGAAAATCTTAATACAGCTGTAAATCTAATGACGAGTAAGATTAAGCCTAAGATATATGTCCAATTTAGACAAGGTAATCAACGATTATCTGAAATATGGGCTGGTAGAAGACAATTCACATTAGCTTTGAAGTATAAGGGAGAAGTTCTTTACTTTACGTACAATGTTTCTCACGAAGCTAGAAATATAGTTTCTTATATAACGAATAGAACACCTATTACTTATATACAGAAGTTAGCTGATCCTTCAGTAGTACTAAGAGCTGGTGGTATAGGCTTCTTATCCAGCGATAAGTGCAATGACATAACTACTATGAATAGTACCCCTACTGATACATCATTAGTTATAGGACAAACAACCAATAGTTCTGGTGTATATACACCTGAGTTTATTAGGTTAGATATGGAGAAGACTCTTGGTAATGTGTTATTTAGAGTTAAAGATACTACTGTTATCAATCTACCTAATGGTCAGACTAAACCATTTGTAGGCTTTACTATAGACTTACCAGGATTTTATGGTACTTCAAAGGATGCTGAGAATATTCTTAAAGAGTTAGAGATAGAGTGGGGTACAGGAGTACGTAGAACTCTATATCAAGAGTGGTATCCTTTATATATCAATGAAGCTTGTGATAATATGCTAATGCACAGAGCTAATCCTTTATATTCTCAGTATGTAAGTGTAGAGCAATTTGAGAACCTATGTAGTTCTAGAAAGGTAGCTGAGTTTAGAAGCTATACTTACAAGAAACCTTATTATCCTCCATATACTTCAAATGATATGCAAACAAATACTATGCAACTTTATCCCGTATTCTACGATCCTATGTCTGAACATCCAACAACTTCATTTGTGATAGGCTGGGATAAGAATGCTATGTTAGATGCTTTAGTTCTCTCTGATACATATCTAGAAGATAAGAACATAGCTACTATTACTGATAAGAATGGAGTCTTATTTTTACCTTATAAGTTCAATAGTCCTTCTGGGGTATTAAGTGTTAAGAAATGTCCTGTTATAACTAATGGCGATACTACTATGACTAACTTAATGTTCGTAGGGTCTGCTTTAGCTAAGGATAAAGAATATACAGCAACAGATGGTATGAAACCTTTTGGTATGATGGCTAGTGTATCTACTGATAAACAACACTCTTATATTATGTATAAGAGTACCTTAGATAAGTATCTAGCAGGTGGTGTAGAAGCTTTTGATACCTATAAGGATTTCTATGTAGAGACAGATATGACTATGCATCAGCAGGTTAGAGGTGTAATCCCAACTGATAAGTACAACTCACTGAAAGTGTACTTTAAAGACTATCTAAGCGTATTTGCTTCTAACTTTAAAAATAGAGTTGGAGATACAGAAGTGCATACATTCTCATTTAGATTTACTACTACTCGTAGTCGGTTATACGAGATCTATAATGGTACTGCACAGATGTACTACAACGACTTTAGACACGACTGGAGAAACTCTATAAATCCTTACCAAACTCCTATGAACTGGATATCTAGTGTATCTTTTAATCAAGGTAATAGCGTAAGTACCTATCCTTATACGCTAGAAGATATGTCTAATAAATATTCTGCTTTGGTTAATCCTATGGATAAGCACAATAGCTTATTGTTCTTGACAAGTATATCTAGGTACCTAACACCTGCTTCTGAATACTACTGGAGAAGGTTGAAATATCCTCCTAGTAATACTGTATTTACCTTAGCATTTAAGGTAGAGAAAAAGAGTAAAGATGGGGTAAATCTTCCACTATCGGGTAGGGAATATCCCTTTACTATTGCGGATCACACATTTGATCTGAAAGATGCCCTTTACTACAAGATAAAGTTTAATCATAGTAAAGAAGGTAGAGTTCCTTCGGAGAATAATAGGAATAAGCTATGGGATCGGGTTGATGTATATCTAGCTAAAGACTCTGCTGTAGGCGGTGTTAAAATTACTATGCCTAGAGTTAAAGATGACTATAGCTTTAAACAAGGTGGTCAAGGTATATATTTAGAAATACCTTGCAGGATAGTATTGTCTGTTGCAGATGCTCCTGTAGGTATCTATAATGAAAGTAAGAAGATACCTTACAATTCGTCTCAAGAGTTGGTACTAGAAGATGACTGGATGAGGCAGTATAAGAACTATAGGTATATCTACCCTAAAGAAGCTTATGCTAATGTAACTACATTACCTGAGAAATATCTTGACTGGGTAGTTACTACAGATACTCCAAGTATATTTATAAATACTCCTACAAATCCAGGTAGAATACCTTATGTTCAAGTAGGTCTTATGTTTGAGTTTCCGTATGATAATCTTAGGAGTCCAGTTAGTTACTATGATCCATCAGGACTGACTACTAACTATGCAAATTACGATGAACTGTATAGAAAAGCTAAAGAGTATATCTTTAACAATATCTATATAGCTCTTTCACAATTCAAGTTTCAAATCAAATAAGGAGATAGTTATGGAGTTATATAACGTAAATGATAAGGTAGTAGAGAATGTATCTACTATCCAAACAGAGGTTAGCATATCTTACCCAGATAAGCTTAGTAAAGAAGAGCTAAAAGAGAAAGGCTATATCCCTGTAGAACAGGGAGAAATACCTCAAGTAGCTCTAGGAGATTTTGAGACTATTTCTAGACGTGTAGATATAGATGAAGATAGCTATAAGGTTAGCTATGCTGTAGTTGATATGTCTGATACAGAGATACTGCTCTTAGTTAAGAAGAGGATACAAGATCTACTAGACGAGAAGGCAATAGCTAAAGGCTATGACAATATCTTATCTGCTTGCTCTTATGCAGGATTTGATAATCCTTTCAGAGCAGAAGGGGAGAAGTTTGGTAAATGGAGATCAGAAGTATGGTCAAAAGGATATGCTATCCTAAAAGACATCACAGAAGGTCGTAGAAAGCTTCCTAAGAGCTTTAAAGAAATTCTTGATGAATTACCTATCCTAGAGGAGATTTGAGCTATGAGCTACCTTATTGTGGCTTTATTAGCCTTTATATTAGGATTGCTATGTTGTCCCTTAGTTATCTTTCTAAGAGCTAGAAAGTGTGATCAATGGGATAAGTCTAATATGTTCAATATCTATAGGGTTGTAGCTCACTTAGCTACCCACCCTGATGATTTCGGTAAGATGTATTATGATAATGGAGAAAAACCTTTCTGGTACATCGATGACGATGAGTTTACCGATGTAGTCAGAACTAGGAGAAAGTTTTGATTGACAGACCTACTCTAAAGCCTCTAGGTAAATATCAGTTTAGATTAGTAGAAGACTATAGGTATAAGGATATTCTTATACCTAAAGGCTATATAACAGATGGTGCTAGCGTACCTAGAATATTCTGGAGTATCTATCCACCTAATAAGGCAGAATATCTTAGTGCAGCTATAGTTCACGACTATCTTACAGATCTAGCTGTAAAAGGTCTTAGAAGCTTCTTAGAAGTGGATAAGATATTTAAAGAGATGCTAGTTGAATTAGAAGTATCTAAATTAGATGTATTCTTATTGTATACTAGCGTTCGACTATATCACATAGTTAAATACCATTCTAAAGGATACTAATGAACCTACTTAACCTAGTATTATCATCATTCACTGATAGTAAGTTCTTAGGACTGCTATTAGTTACCCTAGTTGTCATTAGTACTATTGTTTATATATGTATGAGCAATAGTATAGGACAGCTAGAAGAGATGAACAAAGAAGCTCAACAAGCTATACAAACACTACAGCTTGAGAAAGCTAACAGAGAAATGGAGTTGCAAGTATGTCAAGATACTCTCAAAGATCAGAATAAAGCCATAGAGGCTTCTAAAGTATCTCCTGAGAAGATTGAGACTACTAAAGCTAAAGTTGCAAGGAAGTACAAGAACATTAAGAAAGCTGATACAGAGCTAGAAACATATAAGGCTATTATCCGTGAAGCTGCTAAGCCTATTGATAAGTAGTCTCTTTCTACTAGGCTGTGTAGGACATCCTACACCAGCTTACCTCACTAAAGTTGAATACCAAAAAGTTTATACACCTGTTAAGTGCATAGATACTATGCCAGAGAAACCAGAGTATGTAGATACTGCTGAGTCTTTTAAGGAGCTAATGGAGTATTTTTCTACAGTTGAGGATCTTCTGTATAAGTGTAGCAAGGAAGGAGATAAGAATGCAAGCAAATAAGAAGAGATTTACGTTTAAGAAAGTGAGTATATTGAGTTGTATGGCAGTAGCTATACTAGGGATAGCATATTGGTCCTATGGGGCTTTTAATGCGAATATTGCAAACAGGGAAGTAGCAATGACTCTTTGGTCAATTACTCAGGGAATAATCAATGCCATACTTAGTCCTGCGAGGGTATTAACACTATTTAAGGCATAAAGTATGGGGGAAGTACATTATCTGTTCTACGTAGTTTTGATAGGTGTATGTGGTAGTGTAACATCATTTATCAACCATAATAACACAGGTTGTAAAGCACTATTTAAGAGGATCTTGGATGGAGTGTTTAGTGCATATATAGTATATGAGATGTCCTATCACTTCTTTCAAGACGAGAGATTTAGCTATGCTTTCTGTGGTGTAGGAGCTTGGTTTGGTAGCGAGATACTTGTATTCGTTAGGGATATAGTAGTAACTCGCTTTGGTGGAAATAACAGTTCAAAGGGTTACTGATGAAGATGACGATTACTAGGTTTATGAATATAGAAGATGGAACATTAGGAGTATTTAGCTTACAGAAAGGTTCAGAGGTAGTTCTTAAAGGATACACCTTAGAGCCTGCTGGAGGAGATACAACATCTAGGGGATTAGATCGTAGAATACCAGAGGGTATGTATAAGATAGATTGGCATAACTCTCCTAAGTTTGGTAGATTTCTGCCATTAGTATGGAATAATGATGTACCTAAAGATAGATATATCCTTATACATAGTGGTAACTATCCTAAGCATACAGAAGGATGTATCCTAGTAGGTTGTGATGCTACCTATGAGGGAGTATTCAATAGTAAGCTAATGCTAGATAAGCTATTAGACTTACTAAGACAAGAGTCTGAGAATAGGTTAGAGATCACATCAGACTATAATAGAGATAGGTTAGATGAAGCCTACAATATTAAGAAAGGACGTATATGCTAGATGAACTAACTAAGAAGCAAGCTCTTAGTGATTTTAAGAAAGACTTTAGCTCTGCTGAGAACTCTAAGTCTCAAATTATGGAGAAGATCAGAGAGTGGAGAAATACCTACAATGGAGAGCTATATGGTAATGAAGTAGATGGTAGATCTAAGATGATCTCTAGGGATATTAAGAAGCAATCGGAGTGGCAACAAGCTGAGCTACTAGATCCATTTGTATCTACTCCAGATATAGTTAAAGCTAACCCTGTAACCTATGAAGATGCTGAGATAGCTCCTAGAATAGAGATACTTCTAAATACACAATTCTGCCGACAATTCAATAGATATAACTTTATGGCTAAAGCTTTGAAAGTCTTAGATGTAGAAGGTACTTGTGTTATTAGATTAGGTTGGGAGTATGAAGCTAAGGATGTAAAGGTTAGAGTTATAGATAAGAAACCTAATCCTCAATACACACAAGCTATGGCTATTATGCAAGAGCTAATAGCTAACGGAGATCAAGAGAGAGCCTCACAGCTTCAAGAAGCGTTAAAAGGTGTCCCAGAGACCATAGATATACCTAGAATAGAAACTCAAAGGAAGGCTATTAAAAATCATCCTACGGCACAAGTTTGTAGAAATGAAGACATCTTTATAGATCCTACCTGCTTAGATGATATGGATAAATGTCAATTTATAGTATATAGATTTGAGAGTGATCTAAATAGCCTTAAGAAAGCTAATATGTATGATAACCTAGAGCTACTAGAGAATAAGAGTAGCAACATAGGAAGCTATGGTAGCTATAGTAAATCAGACAATACCTTTGAGTTTAACGATAAGTCTAGAAAGAAGTTCTTAGTTCACGAATACTGGGGTTTCTACGATATCAATGGAGATGGTATCACTGAACCTATAGTATGTACTTGGGTAGATGATGTATGCATTAGGTTTGAAGAAAATCCTTTCCCAGATAAGGCTCTACCATTCTTAGTAGTACCATTTATGCCAGTACCTTTTAGAATGTATGGAGAAAGCAATGCTGAGCTACTAGGAGATATACAGAAGGTTAAGACAGCTATCTATAGAGGCTTCATAGATAATATGGCTCTTAGCAACAATGCTCAGAAAGGTATTAGAAAAGGAGCTTTAGATAGGAGAAACCTAGAGAAGTTTCTAAAAGGAGAAAACTTTGAGTTCAATGGTACTCCTAATGACTTCTATGATGGACACTTCAATGAGCTACCAGGTAGTATCTTTAATATGGTTCAGATGCTATCTAATGAAGCTGAGAGCATAACTGGTGTTAAGAGCTTCAATCAAGGTATGACCTCTAGCTCACTTGGTGGAACAGCTACAGGTGTTCAAGGAGTACTTACCAGTGCTTCTACTAGAAGACTAAACATAGTTAGAAACATAGCTGAGAACCTAGTTAAACCTTTACTCAGAAAGTGGCTAGCATATAGTGCAGAGTTCCTAGATGAAGAGACACAGATTAGGATCACAAATGAGGAGTTTCTGTGGCTTAAGAGAGACGATCTAGGTGCTAACATAGATATAGACCTAAATATCTCTACAAGCGATGACAATCAAGCTAAGGCTCAGGAATTGGCATTCATATTACAGACAACAGCTCAAAGCTTACCATTTGATCTAACTAAACAACTATTAGTTAAGATGGCTAGCCTATATAGATTACCTGATCTTGCGAAGGCAATCAGCACCTATGAGCAACCAGAACCTCAACCAGATCCATTACAACAACAACTAATGCAGTTACAAGCTGAGAACCTAGCAGCTGAAGCAGCATTAACTAGAAGCAAAGCAGTTGAGAACCAAGCTGATATGGCTCTAAAAGAAGCTAAGACAGAGAGTGAGAAAGCTAAAGCTGCTAATATTGCTAGCAGAACTGATAAGCAAGATCTAGATTATGTTCAACAATATGATCAGACTAAGAATAAGATACAAGCTACGGAGAATGAGAAAGCTAGAAACTTTGAATTAAGTAAAGAGATGTTAAAGCTTCTACAAGGGACTAAGAGACAATATCTCTAAAACTTATGATATACTTAAGCCGAACTCAATCATATAAGGAGAAATAGATGAACGAAGAGTTATTTGACAAACTAGAGAAAGAAGAGATGCTAACTACTAGCAACTCTTACTACGTTGAGCTATATCAAGCTCTAGATAGGCTCTATAAGAACCCAGACTTTAAGAAGGTTATTTTAGATGGGTTTCTTACAGAGAAAGTCCATAGTGCAGCTATGATGATGTCTAAACCTGGTGTCAATAGATCACTATTACTAGAAGAGATCTTAGGAGCTAATATCCTAAGAGATTACTTCAATACTATAGTGAATATGGCAGGTAGTGATCTATTAGCTGAAGAGGAGAAGTAAGATGGCATATACTGAAGAAGAATTGTTCAATATGTCTGATGAAGAGTTTAACTCTAAGTTAGACTCAATCCTCGAAGATAACAGTGCAGTTGAAGCTGACGATGTTTCTCCTGAAGAAGAGTCAGCACCTAATAATGAACAAGTGTCAGAGCCAGAGAGCAAGCAACAAACCGAGCAAGATAATTCATCTAATGAGTCAGCTTCAACTGAAGAGCAAACTGGCTCTGATACTCAACCAAATACAGAAATCAATAACGTAGAACAACCTTCACAGGACTCTACAGAAGATAAGAAAACAGAAACTTCTGATGTATTCACAATACGAGCAGCTAAGCAGGAT